TTCAGAAGCTAATTTAAATTGTTCTTCATAGTATTCTTTTAGTAATACTACTCTTTCTTTTGACTCAGGTCTTTTAATTGCAATATGCAAAGCTAAACCTGCAACTAAGGCAGGAAGAAAACGAACAGGAACATCAGCATCTAAACTTGCAACATCACCTACGTCTTGAATCCTTCTCAAGTAATAATAAACAAATGTATAGGATTGTGTAGAGTCAGGAACTGGCCATATGTTAATCTCAGGTCTTTCTCTTTGTCTATTAATCCATACTTGTATAGGTCTTCCTGTAGTTAGTTTATTTGGAATACCTGAATAAGTAGAGTTACTAATTCGTGTTATAGGTATATCTGATTGACCTGTTGAACTTCCTGTATCTGTTCTAATAAATTGTTCAATTAAATCTATAGCATCTACTTCTATATTATACTTAGCTGTACCTGCAACAATAGGTATCTCTTGTTTTGTTACTGTCCAAAGATTGATACCTCTGTTTTGCCATTCTAAACAAAGTAAATTTAAAGATCGTCTAGCAGTTTTAAGATCGTAACCTGTACGCATCTCTAATCCTGCTCTTTCAAATGCTTCTTCGCAAATCTCCCCTATGTCTAAGTTAAATGTTGAAATTCCTGAAGTTGTCATTTATTACCTTTTAAATTGTTTTACTTATCCTTTTTATCAGAATATTTCTCTAAAAGAAACATAAGAAAATCTTTTCCGTATTCTATGTCAGAAAAACAATGAGTAAAGCTAGTGCCTTCTGCAAAAGGATCGATCACTTGCATGATAGCTTGACCATTTCTTTGTTCATCCATACCAAGATTTCTTGCATAATCATCAAAAAATTTATAACCACGAGCACGAGCTAACCAATGGATTTTTCCATCATATAATTCATGCTGTGCTAATGCCCAATTATGTTTGTGTCCTGATATATATAAATCAGCATCACTTTGCCATTTAGCTTTTTTCATCTGAGCATGAAGCGGATTCCATTGAGAGTGTCCTGGCATATCATGAGCTGTATAAATTTTACATTCCTTTCCATTGGGAAATTCAAGACATATTCTAGCATCCCAAGGTTCGTATATTGTATGCTCTGACTTCATGTATGTAATAGGATCACCTGCTCCTGACCAAAGGTCATGATTCCCTCCTACTAGTAATAAAAAGTCTCCTGCCTTTACAAGCCATTCAACTAACTTCCAACTAGTTTCAGCAGAAGTGTCCTGATTGGCGTAGAGCCTTCCAAGACGACCTACCCAATTATTCTGTAAGTCACCCAAAGAACACCCTTTTATATTAGGATGAGAATTAATTATATCTAAGTCTCTTCTAAGAGTTACCCAATCACATCCATTATCATCAATATGAGGATCACCCAACCAAACTAATCCGATAGGTTCATTTTTTTGAATTTTAATTCTATGCCATTTGGATTTTTCTTTTTTATTCTTAGCTCTAGTAAATCTTTTTGTAAGATGTTCGATATATTCTTCTATATCATCTTCAGCGTCAGGATTAATGCTTTCAAACTTTGGAGAAAAAACATCCTCTGAATTAGGAACTTTATGTTGAAAATCTTTATTCCAAAACTCATCTTCAGTAATATCCCATCTCTCTCTAGCCATAGTGCAATGAGAACGATAAGTAGTTAAAGCCGTTCCTAAATCCATAGCGGCTTGTTTCTGTGTTCCTGATATGACAAATTGATCTAAAGCATTAATTAATACTTGGTCTTTGACTGCATGATTTCCCATAAGTCCTCCCTTTTAAATGTTACTTATAAAGAGGTTTTTCCTGACTGTAAGTCCGCCTTGAAGCACCTGCTTTGTTCATAGCCTTACCGCCTTTATTATACTTCATAACTTCTCCACCTTTACGATAGGTCTGTCTCATTGGTAAGCCTGATTCTCTAGCATATTCATTTGCTGCTTTTATACCCTCATCATCGTAAGGGAATTTCATGTTTCCTACTATTGGCATATTAATTCCATTTGTTTCCTGCGGAAGGTTTAGTAGATGGTTTTCTAACTGCACCACCATGAGCCATTCCTTGTTTTTGTAAAGAAAAATGTATACCTCTAAGATATTTACCTTTAGAGGTATTTTTCATAAAAGAAGGATCTTTAGATATCTCAGAAGATGATCTTCCTCTAGCGTTCTTTCTTCCTCTTAAAGAGCTCATTTTAGTTCTCTTTTTATTTTTATAATCAAATTTTTTAAGTTTAGTGTCTTTATCTTCTTTCTTAGTTTCTTTCTTAATTTCTTTCTTAACTTCTTTTTTAGTGTCTTTAACTTCTTTTTTAGTGTCTTTAACTTCTTTTTTAGTGTCTTTATCTTCTTTCTTAACTTTCTTTGTATTATTTTTTAAATTTTTCTTAGCTTGAACTACATCTTTATTACCAACTAAATTTTCACTATTTCTACCTTCTTTTCTTCTATCCTCTGTTCTTTCTTTAGATATTCTTTTTGCTTCTGCTATTATTTCTGCATCAGAAAATTTACTTTTCTTAAATGGTTTTATTGTTTTTCCTCTAAGACCATCAAGATTAAATTTACCTAAAAAACTTTTTCCAAACTTTTTAAGTTTTTCTCTATTTTTTTTATTTTTTTCTTTATTTTCTTCACTAATAAAACTTTGCTTTTGATATGCCATATTAATTACCCGTAAAACTTTTTGAATGAAATAATAATGGTATAAGTGTCATTGGTTGATGCGCCAACTGTAGTGAAGAGAACATCGCCATTAGTTCCTGCTGTCTCTGAGTCTCTTAGTGAGGTAAACTCTTTGAAACATATTTCATCAGACCAATCTTCTTTAAGTTCAATAGCTAATTGATTAGCATTTGCTTTAAAAAGAATTTTAACACCCATACCTATATTAGAGTACCATATTTTTTCGATACCAACTCTAGTGCATGCTTGACCTAATTGGTTAGCTTCTAAGGTTAAACCTGTTCCGCCACCAGTTAAGTCTATTTTTACTGCGTTAGCTTCAGCAGTAGCGTCAGGATTAGTAAAAACGCATACCGCTCTATTACTACCATCTTGGATTTTCCTTAATGTTGCAGCCATTTAAGCCTCCTAGTTATTAGTTAACGTATGGTTTACTTTGTGCTTGAACGTACTGCACTACAAGAGTTCCTTTACCTACGCCAGCATTAGCACTTAAAAGTCTAATTCTTTTTTTGTCTGTGCCAGTGTTTAACCAATTAGTTGTTCTAGCAGCATCTGCACCTGGTTCAATATTATCGGTATTCATTCCTAGTGTACCACCAGACACACCTGTTGCTGAAGTTAAAGCTGTCGCTGATACAAGTGTACCATCATCAAAGCCTACGCCTGCTGTTGTAGCTGCACCATTCCAAGCTGCTGTTACAAATAGTTTAATTGATAAAATTCTGCTGTAAGCAGGAATAATAATAGTTGTTGCAGGACTTGTGGCTACTTGAAATACAGCAGCTGATTGTGAAGTGACAGCAAAACCAGTGTCTGCCATATCGTTTTGTACTGATATTCCTGTTGTGTTTTGTACAGGACCTGATTTGATCGGACCTGAAAAAGTTGTTCTACCCATGATAATCTCCTTGTCGTTGGGTTGTCTAACCGAAGTTAGTCAAGTGATTCATTTAAGTGTTAATACTACACAAAAAAAAGAGGAGAAGCAAGTGCTTCTCCTCTAAAATAAATATTCCTTAAGGAATACTTAGTTTTGATAGTCTAGAACCTATGAAGAACCTGGGCTTCCATAGATACCTAGAGGATCAGATACGCCATAGCTATATCTTTCTCTAGCACGATATCTCACATTACCTGTGTCGAAATCGCCATCCATTCCAGTTTCTAATGGTGTTCTAACAAAGTGCTTCATGCCATTCGGAATATCCGTTAGCAGATAGAATGCATTTGTATCAGTTAAATAATGATTAACTGAATAACCATCAGGAATTACTCCTAATGATTTAATTGCATTGATATCATTGTCAGCAGTGTTAGGTCTTAAATCAGTAGCTAGAATCCTTTGAGCTACGAACATTAGATTGGGTGGTACAATAAGTTTTCTTGCACGACCTGCAACTAATAGTCCTCGCTCATCGGTATAGCCTGAGATACTGATGATCGCAGCTTCTAGTGAAGTTTCGTTTAGGTCTGCTCCTGTAACAGGTCGATTACTATTGAATCCACCATTTACGAGAGGGTGACCACCACCGCCTGCTACGCCATCATTAACAGCAGTAAATAAATTTACGCCATCACCTGACTGATAAGTGTTTGTAAAACCATTGTTTAAAGGAAACGCTGCTTTTACTTGCTTAGTGTATGCCATTGCTCTAGCTAGTGCTTTAGTGTATCGGCTAGAAAGACTATCGTAAAGATTGTCTTCCATTGCTTCTTCAGTAATTGCAAAACCTAGTGCAACTGTCTCATGAGTGTATCTAGCAGTGAAAGATTCTTGAGCAGAATCATAAGTCATTGCTGCTCCTTCATTTTTCACAGGTGCTTGACCGAAACCTGAGAGTTTTACTTCTTCTTCAAAAGAACGATCAGAATTTTCAGTTTCATAAATTTCTTTATCTTCTGAATCGTATCCTTCGTATTCCAAACCAAACAAAGCGTTTAGACCTGGAAGTAGCTCTTTGAGCATTTGGGCTCTTGAAATCGCCATATCTTATTCTCCTATACGCCTAAAGGCTTGTCGTATGAATGCATTCCTGCGTTGAATTTCACAATGAGATCAGTAAATGCATCTCCTGGTGTGCTTTCTCCGCTTTGAACGAATCCTAGTATACGAATTGGTAAAGTGTTTGTTGTGGCGGCAGTAGATGCGTCTAAAGCATTATGACTTCTACCTAATGCTGTTGAACCTGCGGTTTGCACCACAGCTATATTACTGCCGATTTTGCCTGCTGCTACAGCACCATCTGCTTGCATTCTGAATTCAACATTTGGATCATCTAAGATGATAGCGTTGATGTCTGAAGTTGCAATAGAGGTATTGTAAGATTGTGCAAAAGTAGTTTGTTTTGTATTAGGATCAGTATATGTGCATCCTAAAAAGATTCCAACAGGTGTGAGGGCTGTAGTTCCAGTATCTTTAGCTACTGTTACAACGCCTCCTGCTAAAACAAGTTTGACAAAATCACCATAAAAGATGCTTGTGCCTTCTGCTGATTTAATTGGAATATATCTTGTTTTTCCACTAAATGAGCCACTTGCTGAAGTAGTACCTACTGGCTCTGCACCCATTGGGGTTGCTTTTTTAGCCATTTTATTACTCCGTAATTAAAATTAATGTTTACCGAATGTAGTCCTTGAATTCCTTTGCGGTTCTAGCATTGGCATTCTAGGATCACTTTCTCTAAGATAATTATTATCTATAGACTCAACTTGCTGATGAGCTAACTTGTCATAGTATTCCTGTCTCGATTTCACGAGTTCAGCAGGTGCTTTACATAATAATAGACCACCTATTTCGATACATCCATCAGCAGCCCATTTTGAATCTTGATCACTCATGATCTTTAATTCAGGATGGTCTTCTGATTTACAGGCTTCCCATCCTTCCCTAAATCTATATGAGACATTAGGGTTATCTGATTGTCCTACTGTAGCAGTTCTAATCCATCTGAATGCCCAACCATCTTGAGGTTTAGGATCAGGAAGAACTGAGGGTGGTTGCCACGCTTGAGTTCGCTGCGTGTCTGCTCTTTGATTAGTTCCACTAGCTTCTCGTGGAGTGCGGCTATCACCTGCAACTTCTGTGGCTTCAAGCACTTCTGCTTCAATATGATCTTGTTTCTGGTTTTTATCGTTAATGTCTTGTTTTGTCATTATCTTTTTTCCTTTATAAGTTCAGCCGCATATTGTTCAGGTGTAATACCAATTCTCCTAGCGAGAGAGACTTGGGTAGCAGTTAGTTTGACCTTGTGAGGTCTTGCTCCATTATTTCTAGTCGCAGGAGCAACCACGTTAGGTGGTCTGTTGGGCGACTTGCGAGATTCTACAGGCTCTACTACTTCCTGATATGAATCCTCGGTATCAAATTCTTGAGGAAATACTTCCCTCATTCGTTTATCCACACGATCATAATACTCTTTTGATGTAGGATCAACATTTTCTTTAATAAGTTTTGAGTGAACTCCGTATGCAAAATTCGTCATCTCTTCATCTGATCCAAACCAATTATTATCTTGTTGCCAAGCAACTGCTTTTTTATCAGGTTGTGGAATGTTTAAAGGTTGTTGCTGAACAGGTTGTTGCTGAACAGCTTGTTGCTGTGCATGCTCTTGTTCTTCTCTTAAAACTTGGTTAGCTATTTGTTGAGGTATTTGTTCTGCTTGTTGACTAGCAAATGTTGCCTCTGTAAGTATTTGTTGAGCTTTAGCAATTCCTTCAGAATCACCATCTTCATAGGCTTTTTTATAATTTTGCGTTGCGGCTTGTTTCGCAAATTCTGCTTTTTGTTTTGCCTGCTTAACAAGTTCTTGTTGTCCTGAACCAAGAAGTCTACTAAGTCTTTGATTCTCACTAACAGTATTTTTAGCATAGCTAACTGCCTCATCTCTAAGACGTTCTGCTTTTTCTTTTTCTCTTCTTTCTTCATGGTAGTCATACTTTAATTTTTTTATTCTTTTATTTGCACTTTCAGATAAATCATTTACTTCACTATCTTCTGTGTTTCTTTTTGGAGACTTTCTATCTTTCTCAGGTCTGTCGTCAACTACTTCTATTTCAATATTAGATTCTTTATCAATACCTACTGAAGATTTAAGACCAAAAAACCTATCTTCCGAAGAAGTATCTGCCTCAGGTGTGTTATCAAAATTTTCTGTTTCGTTTGTTTGTGTATCTGTCATACTCTTTCTATTCCTCTAGGATCTTGAACAACTGCTTCCACGTTGTCATCGTTAATAATTCTGAATTCTTTTCCATGTATTTTTAATCTTGTTCCTGTAAAGGCACGGAAAACAACCCAATCTCCCTCTTCACACCACGCTCCTGACGAAAATTTCTTTTTGTCATCGTAGCATTCTGCACCCATTTTCATAACAAAACCAACAACAGTAGCAATTTCTTCATTATGCAATATGTCATCAGGTTTATATATGCCACCTTGTGTCTTCATCGAGACATCAGGTAATGCGATAAGAATTCTGTAACCTTTCGGTTCAGGTAATTGAGAAGCTGTAGCTTCTTCTGATTTTTTAATTAGATTATCTGCGGCGATTTCTGCCTTATTTTTTATAGTTTCATGCATTTCTTCGCTTATAAATGCCTCATTTACTTCAGATATGTCTGAATCATCTTCTTTTTTTACTGCTCTATTGTCGGTTACTTTCATCTATTCC